GAGCCCATCTCTCCTGGCTTGGTCTACGAAAGCCCCGACCGCGATGCTGAAGGAAACGATCTCGGTACTAACACCAAAGCGGTGCAGTATTCGGTTCTTTACATGAAGGCAGTGAAGGCGCTGCAGGAAGCGATGGAGCGAATCGAGCAACTGGAGACGGAGATGGCCGAAGTCAAGGCTCAACTCCAAGCCTCGTAGTCCTACTCTCTAGACACCTATGGATCTCACCAGGGATGAAATCAGGGTCATCTGGTTAGCCCTTCACAACTTCTCTCCTTACGACCCTAAGATCGCCTGCGGTTTATCTGAAAGTCGTCAAGAGGAAATCTGCAGTGATATTCGTGCAAAGATCTTCACTAAATTTACCGAGTAATCACCTCATGACCCGTTCCTTCTCGGAACTTACTAAGGATTTCAGTCCTGAGCGTCGGGAACGCATCGAAAGGCGCAAGGAGGAGATCCGCCAAACCTTAAAGCGGCTACCCGATAACGAGTAGGCAACGCACTGCTCGCCTCAGTGTGTTATAAGTTTGGGTGGGCCAGCGCAGCGCCAACTGCCTGACCCGTGACCGATCCACCACTAATGGACCGATGCCTCAAGCTTATTGCTCACAAACCGTTGCGCCCGTTGATGTTCACACTGTTTCAAGAGTGTGGGACATGTTTCTCCAGGAGCGCAGCATCTCGCTTTGTCCGACGAGCCTGACCTCTGATTACCGCCAGGTAACCAAGTGGTTAAACCGCTGCCCTGTTCAGGATCTGAAGCAGGGTCGACAGGTTCTTATCTGGCTGCTCCAGCAGAAGCCAGTCTTGTCTGCACGGCGGGTTTGCATGTACGTCCGCAGTATGTACAAGTGGGCTTCCTCCGATGACATTGGATTACTTCAAGGTAACCCCGTAGCCAACTTCAGGATGCCTAAGGCTCCTCAAAAGAGCTGCGACATTACCGTAATTCCACGTCACGAGATCCCACTTGTATTAACTGCATTGAGTGCAAAGCTGACTTATCGGTCAGTTGACTGGTCTTTGTTTGCTGAATTTATGCTGCAAACGGCCATGCGGACTGGTGAAGTTCGTGCTGCTAAGTGGTCGGATATTAAAGATAACCGTCTCTTGGTACACAGTAATTACACCTTGACGCATGGTCATAAGGACAGTACTAAAACAAATAAACAGCGTTGGGTTCCGCTGAACACACGCTCAGTTGATATCCTTGCTGATCTTCCTAGGGATACTGAATACATCTTCCCCTGGAATCGGCTTGCCTTCCAGTCGTTCTTCTCCCAGCGTATGCATGAGTTGCATAGTGCTGGTTTCATCGAGAAACGATACCGCCCCTACGACCTCCGACACGTTGCCATCAGTCGTTGGTTAGAGGCTGGCATTCCTGTCTCCCAGGCTGCTCAATGGGCTGGTAATACCAGTGAAGTGATCTGGAAACATTATGCAGGAACAACAACTGAGTACGAAGTACCCGTCATTTAATCTCTAACCACACACCTTACTTATGTCCACCACTTTTACCTGGAAAGTCGCCAACCTTGAGCGGGAAACTGCTGATGGTTATGTGTACACTGTCCACTACACTGTGGATGCTAAGGACGACACCTATTCTGCTGGTGCCTATGGCTCTATTGGTCTTGAGCGACCTGAGGGGGAACTGATTCCTTTTTCGGACTTGACAGAAGAGCTGGTTGTTTCTTGGCTGCAGCACCAACTGACTGGTGAAAAAGTCGCTGAGATTGAAGCTGCTCTTCAGGCCCAGCTTGATGAGCAGCGGCAGCCGACTAAGGCTGCTGGGGTGCCCTGGTAGCTATTTACCCCTGTTCTGTGCTAGCACATTGGTGGGGCCGCGCTGCGTCAACAGCCGACCCCGTGACCACCCTGCTTACACAGGATGATGGACCGATTCAACCGGCAACAGCCATTCGAGGCAAGCTCTGCAGACCTTGTGCCTCACTTTCACCGCAGCTCTCAGCGTGTAACTATCACGATGAACTGGGCGCTGCATCAAAAACTTATTAAGCGTTCCGACCAAGAAGGTCGAAGCCTAAGCAATCTTCTTGCCTATCTTATCGAGAGGTCTTGCCAAGATTAGCTGAATTAGATCGGTGCGCTTTTAACCATATCTCTAACTAATCATGCTTACCTTTCTTGGTTTGAAGGTCTCTTATGAGACCCTCGTTTTCTTTGCCCTGTTTTTGGGCTCTGAAGTTATTGGCGTTAGCAAGCTCAAAGATAACAGCATTGTTCAAATCGTCCTGTCCTTGGTGGCTTACCTCAAGGTGGTCCGCAAGGAAGACGACAAACTGCAAAAACTGAAGGACATTCTTAAAGGCTGAGTCAATGATACTGCTTCCAGTCAAGCAGTATTACTTACAGACCGACAGTGCCACTGAGCATGGAGATCGGATGTGCTTTAGCTCAACGTGTGCTATGGCCATCAAGTATCTCAGGCCGGATGCGCTTAAGGGCAGTAATGCTGACGATAGCTATTTAAAGACAGTTCTAAAATACGGGGATACAACCCAATATACGTCTCACATTAAAGCCTGCAGCGACTACGGTATCCATGCCAGTTTCTATCAAAACGGAACTCGTACAGCTCTGTTGTCAGAGTTAAAGCAAGGCTATCCAGTAGCTACTGGTGTTCTTCATAAGGGTCCCGTGTCTGCTCCTAGAGGGGGTGGTCATTGGATGCTTTTGATTGGTGATGATGGCATCAATGGCATCTTTCACGACCCCTATGGGGAGATGAACAATGTTGCTGGTGGCTATGTCACCCGTGGATCTGGTGGATGTGAGGTCCGTTATACCTGGACAAACTGGATGCGGCGTTGGGCTGTTGAAGGGAATGGAACCGGGTGGTTCATGACTTTTAGGCCCAAGTAACCCAAATGATTGAAGCTGTTATCTCAGCCGCTGTTGCGGGACTCACAGGCCTCTTTGCCATCAACACACGATTAAACAATCGAATCATGGAAGTCGACAAACGCATGGATCGTATGGAGCTTCGTATGGCTGAACGCTACGTGCCAAAGGAAGAGCTATCCCATGCGTTGGCCAAGATGGAAGACCACATGGTTCGCATTGAGAACAAGCTTGATCAAATCGTATTCAAGCATAACTAGGAGTCAACATGACTAAGCGAGCAGGTGAGGAAGCCTTTGATGAGCTTCATGCTCTTTTGACGAAGGAACTGATCACCAGGATTAAGACCGGAGAGGCCTCTACGGCTGATCTCCGAGCTGCCTGTGATTGGCTCAAGGCCAATGATGTGACTGGTGTTGCTGTTGAAGGTTCGCCTTTGGCCAGCCTGGCTGGTCTGATTCCTGAGCTGACTTTCGAGGAAGTTCAGGAGCACATCTAATGGCTTACAACCCTTACAAGAAGAACCCAAAGCTAAGGGCTAAGAAGAACGCTTACCAGCGTAAATACAATAAGAAGCCCGGCGTTAAGCAGAAGTCTGAAGAACGCTGGACGGAACGTCGCCGCCGTGGAATTGCCGGAAAGGGTGGCAAAGATTTGAGCCATACGAAGAGCGGACGCCTTGTGTTGGAGTCCCCTTCTAAGAACCGCTCTCGCAATGGAAAGAACGGTAAATCAACCCTGAAGTAATGAGCCACCGATGGACACTCCCCGAAGCCTCATGCATGACCTCCTCACGTTTCGCAGCTCTGATGCAAAGCGGATGTGGAGAGATGAGATCAAACTTCGGGACAACAATCGCTGCGTTTATTGCGGTTCTACCGCCAATTTGACGATTGATCATGTCCGCCCCCGCAGCAAGGGGGGTGAGACATCTGCCACTAATTGTGTAACCGCCTGTCGTTCTTGTAACCAGGCCAAAGGATCTATGACGGTCCAAGAATTTCTGTACTACCAAACTGCTTAACAATGACTGCTCAAGTTTTTACTGCCACTGTTAAACCCGCTTCGGCCCTTTCTACCTGCAAAGCTGAGTCCGACGCCAAAACCAAGCTTGATGCAACTGCTGTTGCTGCTCTGGCTGCCCTGACCCCGGCTAGCCGTGTGGACGATGCCCTGGACATTCTGAGCTCCTGTGTTGCCCGTGGCAATGCTGTGACCTCTAGCTCGATTGGTCTGG